TTCGCAACGCTATGCAGATTCTTCTCTGCTGAGTGATTATATTCCTGTGCCTGATCTTCGTCGCCAGGACACTAAGAATCGTCAGAACTCTATTGATGATATTGGAGAATATGAAAAACTGACTCTACAAAGTAAGATTCAAGAGCATTTTGCACACTCTATGCAACTCTACAAGGAGTTGCTCGCTCACGGTGTAGCAAAAGAGTGTGCTAGGTTTGTATTGCCCTTAGCGACGCCTACACGCATTTATATGAGTGGTTCATGTCGCTCATGGATCCATTATATTACTCTGCGCTCTGCTAATGGCACTCAACAAGAACATATGGATATTGCACTTGCCTGTAAAGAAGTATTCAAAGAGCAGTTTCCATCAGTAGCAGAAGCACTGGAATGGATCTAAATAAATTATCTTGAAATTATAACAATGGCAACATACCCTGTAGTGAATACAAAAACTGGTGAACAGAAAGAAGTGGAAATGAGTATCCACGACTGGGATCAGTGGAAAAATGAAAATCCAGATTGGATCCGTGATTGGTCCGATCCTTCAACTTGCCCCTCTCCTGGTGAGGTGGGTGAGTGGAAGGATAAACTTGTCGCAAGAAATCCTGGATGGAATGACGTTTTAACAAAGGCATCAAAGGCACCTGGTTCTCGAGTAAAGAAAATCTAGTATGGCACGAAGAAAAAGAAGCAACAGTGAACAACCAATTGGAGTTGGTTTAACTGCTAAACAGATGAAGCGAAAAAAACCGCTGAGTTCTGAATATTTGGTTGAGATTGATCCTCTTACAGACAATCAAAAACGTTTGTTTGATTCTTATAATAATGATAAGCATATTGTTGCCTATGGTTGTGCAGGTACTGGTAAAACCTTTATTACCCTCTACAATGCACTTCAAGATGTTCTTGATGAAAGATCACCTTATGAGCGTATCTATCTTGTACGCTCTCTTGTAGCAACCAGAGAGATTGGATTCCTTCCTGGTTCTCATGAAGATAAGGCAGACATTTACCAGATTCCTTATAAGAATATGGTGAAGTACATGTTCCAGATGCCTAGTGATGCAGACTTTGAGATGCTTTACGGGAATCTCAAATCACAAGAAACTATCAAGTTCTGGTCTACTTCGTTCCTTCGTGGAACTACTCTTGATAACTCAATCATTATTGTTGATGAGTTCCAAAACCTAAACTTCCACGAACTCGATTCTATTATCACTCGTGTTGGTGAAAATACCAAGATTTGTTTCTGTGGTGATGCATCTCAGTCTGACTTGCAGAAAACAAATGAGCGTAATGGTATTGTTGATTTTATGTCAGTGTTGCGTAAAATGCCATCTTTTGATATAATTGAATTTGGAGTAGAAGACATTGTTCGTTCTGGTCTAGTTAAAGAATACATTCTTGCAAAAATGGAAGCAGGTTTTTAATGTTTAATCATGTTGATATTGATCTCCCTGAACTCGAAAGAGAGACTATAGATGGTGTTCGTTATTATTCAGTACCCGACGAAGAAGAACTTCTAAGACTGGTCTCCATTACTTCGGTGACCAGTCATTTTAATAAAGATATTTTTGTCAACTGGCGTAAAAAAGTCGGTAATGAGGAAGCAGATCGGATTACAAAAGCGGCAACAAGTCGTGGAACAGATATGCACCTTCTGGTAGAACATCACCTTAAAAACGAGGATCTACCAACTGTTCAACCTATTTCAGATTTTCTGTTTAAGATTGCAAAAACAGACTTAAATCGTATAAATAATATTTACGCCCTTGAAGGGTCCCTATATAGTAAGCAACTAGGTATTGCTGGGACAGTTGATTGTATTGCCGAATATGACGGCGAGTTAGCGATAATCGACTTTAAGACTTCTAAAAAACCAAAACCACGAGAGTGGATCGAACATTATTTTGTTCAATGTATGGCATATGGTTGTATGCTGTATGAACTGACTGGCATTTCAGTCAAAAAACTTGTAATCATTATGGCTTGTGAAAATGGAGAATGCGTCGTCTATGAAGAAAGAAACAAATCAAAATACATCAAACTTCTTACCGAATACATTAGAAAGTTTGTTAGAGATAAATTGGAGCTCTATGGAACCAAATAAAGAACTAGAACAGGCAATCGAAAATAAGTTTCTAACACCATCTAAGTTTGCCCTTGAAATCGAAAAAATTGTAGCCGAAGAAAACTTCAATTATATTGATGCTATTTGTCACTATTGCGAAATCAATAACCTTGAAGTAGAATCAGTCACGAAGCTCATTTCAAAACCATTGAAAGAGAGACTGAAGTGGGACGCAACTCGTCTTAACTTTATGAAAAGGACTTCGAAAGCAAAACTGCCTATATGACCGTGAGCCCCTTTGAAACTTATCAACATTATCTCTCGCTCAAAAATCATTTCACAAACCCAAAATACGACTTCTTTAAATACGGTGCGAAGACTCGTGCCAGTATGACTTCTTTCAATAAAAGAAAGGATAAATATTGGTTCGAAAAGACAAGTCGCAAGTATAATGACAAAGAAGTTGTAGATTTTTTAGTATCAAACTTTGTATCAGCAGACACACCAGGTAATTTATGGATTGGAGAAATTATCAATTCTGGCGAAAGAACATACGCAGAGTGGATGAAGCGTCAACAGAGTTTGACCTACTTATTCAAAGAGCAAAGCAACGAATTGTTATCGGAGAACGAGTTAGAGAGTTTGTTCAATTGTACCAAAGGTCACCCTCTGATACTCAAAAAGTTTCTAAGCGGGCAATTATCGCTAGAAACTTTCACAATCTACGAAAAAATATTCCATTTCTCAAAAGATTTTGATAAGAAACTTCTGGACCCAGTATGGGAAACCGTAAGTTTGAAAGTGAAAAAATATTCTCCATTCCTAAATATTGATGTGTTCAACTACCGAAAGATTTTGCGGTCCATTATCAATGAGTGAATTTTTTAAATCCGATATTATTCAAGAAGAACTTGAAGAAATTAATCGTCTCCAAGAAGAAATCTACGGATCTATTCTAACTTTTGGTGCAATGGACCGTGAGACCAAGTTAGATCACATTGAGAAACTCCAAAACTTGCTAGAAAAGCAGAGAGTGATGTATACTAGGTTATCCCTTTCAGACGACCCAACAGCGGTTGAGATGAAAGAGAACCTACGCAAGTCAGTTGTCCTGATGGGATTCCCACCAGAGACTGATATGCAAATTTTATTCAATAGTATGAATCAGACAATCGAATCCCTCAAGAAATATCTTGACGACTGAGGGCATCCCTGTTATACTATCCGAGTAATCCCCCAAATCCAAACTATCCGAGGTAATCCAAATGTCTTTCGCAGACCTTAAAAAGCAATCCAAACTGGGATCTTTGACCGCAAAACTGGTTAAAGAAGTCGAAAAAATGAATACTAACGGTTCATCTTCTGGTGATGACCGTGTATGGAAACTGGAATGTGATAAGAGCGGCAATGGTTATGCCGTTATCCGTTTCCTCCCTGCTCCGAACGGTGAGGACCTTCCGTTCGTCAAACTCTACAGTCACGCATTTCAAGGTCCTGGTGGTTGGTATATTGAGAACTCCCTGACTACTCTGGGTCAGAAGGATCCTGTGTCTGAACTTAACTCCACTCTGTGGAACAATGGTACTGATGCTGGTAAGGAACTTGCCCGTAAGCAGAAGCGTAAACTGACTTATGTTTCTAACATTTATGTGGTGAAGGATCCTGCCAATCCCGCCAATGAAGGTAAAGTCTTCCTGTTCAAGTACGGTAAGAAGATCTTTGACAAACTCACTGCCGCAATGCAACCTGAGTTCGAAGATGAGGAAGCGATTGATCCGTTTGACTTCTGGCAGGGTGCTAACTTCAAACTGAAAGCAAAGAACGTTGCTGGTTATCGTAACTATGATTCCAGCGAGTTTGCCCGTCCTGATGCTCTTCTGGACGATGATGAAGCAATGGAAGCAATCTGGAAGAAGCAGTATTCTCTTGCTGAACTTGTTGCTGCTGATCAGTTCAAGTCTTATGATGAACTGAAAAAGCGTCTTGACTATGTACTTGGAACCAAAGGCACTCCTCGTTATCAGGATCCTGACGAAGGTGAAGAAGAAGAGTACACTCGTGGTTCTGCCCGTGAACTCACCGAAGATCTCCGTGATGAACTGTCCTCTCTGAAACCAACTCGTGCTGTTGCTTCTTCTTCCAATGAAGATGAAGATGACGATGCACTCTCTTACTTCGCACGTCTTGCCGAAGAGTGAAGTATAATCAAATCTGCCTAACACTTCTAGTGGTGGCAGCATACATTAACTTACTATTCAAGTGAAAAGTGATTATTACATTGACCGAGTAAGTAAATCCGAAGCCGCAGAGTTACTTCTGCGGTTTCATTATTTGAAAGATATTTCAAAAGGATTTAAGTCAGGATATAACTACGGTCTCTACAAGAAAAATGACTTCTCACCTCTAAATATTGGAGGATTGCAGGGAGTCTGTATCTTTACAGGTCTCCCCGTTCCAGAAGTAGCACAAGGAGCATTTGGTCTTGGAAGAAACGAACAACAAGGACTCTTCGAACTCTCTCGACTCTGTATCCACCCAGATACACAGTCACAGGAGTACAACATTACTTCTTGGTTCGTTGCAAAAGCGATTAGACAGTTTCGCAAGGACACAAGCGTCTCAGCAATCATTTCTTATGCGGATTCTGATTTTCACGACGGTACAATTTATCGTGCTTGCAACTTTAAATATTGCGGTCTTACAGACGCTAAGAAAGACTTCTACTTTGCAGATGGCACCAAACATTCACGAGGTAAAATAAAAG